GCGCCGCCCTTTAAACCAACTTGCGGCGTAGCTGTGTCTATTAGTTGTATGGCCATTTTTATTCCTTATACAGTGTAAGAGATTGTGAAACCGGAGGTTGTAGATGACCCGCCACCCGTACCATACGAAAATAACAATGTCCCAGAGATGGTAACATTGGCAACCCATGGCGTACCGGAGACTATATAGTAAAGGTTATAGATATTCTCCGATGGCCTAGCCCAAGAAGGAATGAATCCGCTGGCTGAACTGACAGCACCGGAAGCACTGTGAGTATATTTTCCTGAGATGACAACCATGTCGCCAACCCTTACGACTTTACAGCTGCCGCCGGTTAGGTTATTGCTAGTACCAAGCGTTACTGAGTTGTAATACCCAACATTCGCTAGCGAGCCAATCTCATCTTTCAACGCCTTACCCTGCGCGGCTGTTAGCGCCTTGTCAGTGGCTGTGGATGTGAGAGTATTGTCTAACTGTACCGCTCCTTTTTGCGCCGTTGTAGCGTCCTGAATGCTTAGAGTTAGATCGCCGCTAAGCGGCCCGCCGCCAGCCAGTGGCGTAGTAGTGGATACAGTTCGCGTTTGCTGAACAAAGCGGCCGTCGTTCTGAGTATTGGTTCTTGCCTCTCCGCCATCGGTGCCAGACTTCAGCACTTCAAGCGTTCCGCGCGCACCGGCCGCACTTGTCGCACCAGTGCCACCGCCTGCCAAGCTGATAACAAACGGCTCGTCTGTTCCGCCTTCCCTGCGTCTTAGCAGCTTCTGGCCGTTATCGGCTTTCATGGTACCGGTCGGTAAATCAGTGTAAACCGTGGACGTCTGCCCCATGGTTAGTGCGTAGGAGTCCTTTTCTGCCAAGTCTTGCAGGACATCGACATGGCTCGGATTACTATTTGATGGGTCGTTCCAGCTTGGCATTATGAACCTCGTACTATCCAGCTAATTATTGCGTCAACCCTGGCGCCTGTTGCGCGATCAAACGCGCGCACAACAAATCGGTCTTGGTTGCCTATATCTTCAAAAGTCACAGCTAATATTTTACCATTCTCGTCGCGTGGTGTCGCGACGACTGAATCTATATCAACAAAGGCTTTATTTAAAAACACCTCGGTGCCGTCTGTATCCGCCGCAAATATTTGCGCCTGCCCTTGGTCGGTCTTCTGCTTAACGTCTAATCTGAATCGAACGCTATTGATTATCGTCAGGTCATTTTCGAACAAGTGACTTATTTTCAAATAACGGAAGTTTGCGCTATTAATATCCAGTTGATTCGCGGGGAAATCATCCCAGTTAATGCCGTCAGCAGATGTGCTTAGCGTAGTGGTTAGTGTGGCAGTTGGTCTAAGCGCCACGCTCTCTACTATTACTGTTATCCGCGTGCTGGGTATTAGCGCTTCGAAATCAATTATGCGCTCCGCAACTCCGCTACTTACAGGAGGGTCTAGGAAATGATCAAAACCATTCTCTATTTTTTGCCCGTATGGCTCATTCGTTAAGCCACTGCGCGCCATATTATCTAGGAATGTTTCTGTATTGTTTACGGGTCCTATTAAGTCTAGGCTTGGGCCTTCATCCCATCGCAGCGTCTCGTCAGACCATGACAGTGTTTCATCATCCCATTTGAAGCCGCCTCCGCCTGAGCCAATAGCTACATTGGTCAGCGTGTCCATCAGTTCAAAATCAACATAATCGTCGCGTCGAAGAATGTAATCTTGAGCAGCGTCCACGTTTGCCACAGAAGACCTAGGGACACCAACTGCACCGGCCGCATCCACCGGTTGCACCCAGTAGGTGTACACTCCTGCCTCTTCTTCTTTTGTTAGATGGAATGTGCCGGTCACCTCACCTAGAAGAACGGCGGTGTTAAAGTCTGTACCTCTCCAAAGGCTGTAATACGCTATGGGGTAAGTTGATTCTGACGTTGCCCAGCGCAACTCGACATAGTTGTCCTGTGTCGATACATTCAAGAATCCGACCTGTGCAGGTGGCTGAATGTCAGGATTAAACATAACGCTATTCTGCGAATAGTTGCCCGTCGTATCTAGCGCCTTTATGTAATAAACCGTCCCCTCTGGTCTGCGAATATCCGTGAATCGAAGTTGTCGTCCGCTGTATATAGCGCCAGCATCACCGAAATTTTCGTCAATGCGTAGCTCGTACTCTTGTAAATCAGCGTCAGGAACAGCCTGCCATGAAATTTCCACACCATGACTTTTTTGTATGGCTGTCAGGCTCGGAACATCGGCGGGCGGGGAGTTCTTGCCTGCGACGGTATAAGAACCGCTAAGCCATTCAGACACAGCACCAATGGAGTTCACAGCGCGCACTCTGAAGATCCATTCGCCAGGTTTTACGTCCTCGATGCGGGTAGACGTTCCTCGAACGTAATCACTGAAAACGACAAAATCGCCGCCTTGGTAGGAACCTTGCACTTGATATTTCTCGGTTGAGAAATCAACCTCGGACCAGCTTATAAGCGCGCGCGTTTTAATGTTGCTCGCCACGTTGGTAGCGTACAGCTCCTCTGAGATAACAATGTTCTCCGGTGGCAATACAAAGCTAGGGTCTGGCAAATTCAAAGGCTCGGGAATGATTGTGGCCAATGCGTCGCCTTCTTCCCATGAGTAAATCTCTGGCGAGTCTTCGCGCAGAACCATGTTAACGCCAGCAATGGGGTCAATGTCGCGCTCGACTATCATCATGACCTTATTCTCAATGCCAATCTCCGGCAGATTGAGCGTTACTCTGTCGCCGACTTTGTAATCAAGCATCTTGAAGTTAAACTGACCAATAACAGTGAACCCGCGGCGTGACTGTTCCAGCATTATCTTTGCAATTCGTCTGCATTGGGTACCGGAGCTGACCAGAGCAAAGTCCACTGTCTTCTCCAGAGGCTCTTTGTCTTCTTGCAAGAATGTTGGCGTTTGAATAGATGGGAACTCAATAGCCTCATAATTATTGTCTGCGTCTATGTATGTTCCCGTGATCGTGTTTATCTTGCTGCCCTTCTCCTCGCCAACTTTTATCTGCAGGCCAGAAATAAAGTCGCTAGACGTGATCACAGCGTCGACCGCTGGCTCTTGATAAACGCTCGGAACTAAGACCCATTCTCCTGACGCTTTATCGTTTACCGGCTGAATGCCGCAATTAGCCGCCATCCTTGTAATAGCGGACACTTTTGATCCTTCCAGTGCAATGGTTCCATTCAGTGCAAATCGTGGCTCGGTTGCACCGTTAGCAGCTGCAACCAGTTCCTCAGACACGTTCGCGGCGGCAATAACGGAGTCTGTATTGTAGTCGGTTAAAGCTCCGCCAATATAATTTGTCAGCCAGTCAAGCTCGCACAACGCCGCATTGTTTGTGTATTTGTACTGCCCATCGCGGGGGTCGTATATGTTGTTTTTACCACGGATAACAGCAGTGACCTGCGGCTGCCCTTGGAATGCGTCTTCATTGTATTTGAATTTGATGTAGGCGTACGTTTTGCCCTTATAGTAATAGTTCGACTTGCCAAGGGAATCTAAGTGCGCGCTAAGCTCTGTTGGTACATTGCCTAGGCCGTCTGTCGACTTCTCGATAGTTAGCAAACCATTAAATTTAGGGTCTGTGCTCAAGGTGTTGTCAATGTAAATGTCTACAATCTCCTCGCATGGATGCGCGGCGAAAATGTAAACCATGTGCAAGTAACGGCTGTCCTTGCCATTAGAGCCAAGCGGTATAACTTGCGCGCCAACTCGCGCAGTGCCATAGATGACGCGTTGTGGGGTTGCAGGGTTTCGCGTGTTTATTTTGCGGTCTGCGTAGTCTATTGAAGGGGTTAGCGCCTCAATCAATTTATTACCAACCCACTCGAACGCGTCAACGCTGGCAGAAACGAATGGATTAACTAAATAGTCCATTCCGCCCTGCACTAGTTTCCCAGCTGCCCCCTTGCTATAAGTCGGGTCTAAATCGCTTAAAAATCCCATTCACTTTAATCCCAATAACTGCTCGCAGGCCACACAATATTTAAATCCGCGCTTGAAGAAATATCAGCAAAGCAAAAATCACCAGGGTAGTCTCTGATCTGCTGCTCGTGCGTGTATAGCGTTCTAATGTCTCTATCCCAGTCTGCAAGTATATCACGAACGGGTATCCTAATGACTGACGACTCACCAAAATTTAGCTCTGGCGGCTGCAATAAACCACGGAATAAAAGCACTGGGTCGGGGATGACAGCGCCG